AATATCTTGTCTTGCTCCTCTGGCGTTGTATCGTTCAATCCTGATGATTCGTGCCACACCGCCAAGATCACGCACGCCCATGAATACTCGATCAGGAACCATAACCAGATCACCGACCATCATTTTTGTTTTAATTGCTTGCATTTGAAGATTCCTCCTGTAGTTTCTTGCATTCTCACTCGCTAAATTGCTAACGGCTCACGATCTCTTCATGGCCGTTGTTGCGGCGCGGTAACTTGATATCAAACTCGCTTGCCACTCGTCTCACGAACGTTGTTGACTTCCCGATCCGTTTTGCAACCTCTGTTAGTGTTTTGCTCTTGCTTGCCGCCTCAGCAACTTGTACTGCATACTTCTTACGGTTAGCTTCCCCGCGTTTGTTTACAGACTTGATGCTGCTGATCAGTGCCAATGACGGAATATCTCGATTATCAGCACCGGCTACCGCACGTTTTTCGACAATCGCGTGTTTAGATACAACGATCCGGTTGTTGAACTCTTGCTTTTCGATTTTTGAGAATGCTTCGCTTTTTGAGATGTCTATCATTGCTGAGTTTTCGTAGCGCTTAATCAATTCTGCTTTGAAGTCGCGCCACACTTTGTCTCCCTGCTCGTATAAACGCACTGTTACTTGTATCATGATTTCTTCTCTCCTTGCTTATCAGGCCTCAGTTCGTCAAGGCTAACGCCTAGAGCATCCGCAATTCGGATCATCGTTGAAAATGACGGATCTTTGATGCCACCGGATCTAATCATGTATAAAGTTGATGGGTTGTTGTATCCTGCTAAATCAGCTAATTCTGGGATGCTAATTGATCGATCATCTAAAATGTTTTGAATAGAATCCCACATGTTGTGTCACCTCAATATGTTTTAATACAGTATGTTGTAGAAGACATATATTTTTGATATACTAGATTTACAGGCTACTGTAATGGCCTGTAATAAATTAGATGGGGGGGACTATTGATGGCAAAAACGAAAACTAGTGTTCGCGGAACCCCAACTAAGAAGATCGTTGTTGTAAAACCGTACACTAAGTCAAACGGAACTCGTGTCGGCGGTCACCGGCGTTCCACGCCAAACTAATCTTCAACAGTCTCTAGAATCTCCTCCTTCAGGGTCTAAGGTTTCCCTGAGGGAGTTTTTTGTCATTTTCATTAAAATGGCAAATCATCATCTTGGATGTCTATCGGCTGGCCATTATTAGCAAACGGATCCGTGGTATTCGCTCGTGAAGCATTTGGAGTCGTTTGACTCGCGTTTGTGGTCGCTGTTGCTGATGCATTGGCTGTTTGCTGTGATTTAGGGTTGTTCTGAGACGCCTGTCGTGACTCAAGCAAAGCAAAATTATCAACGATTACCTCGGTCACGAACACTTTCTGTCCTTGCGCGTTATCGTACGTACGCGTTTGAATACGGCCTTCCACACCAACCAAGGATCCTTTTTTGGTGAATTTTGCAAAGTTCTCAGCCGACTTGCGCCAAATCTGGCAATTTACGAAATCAGTTTCTCGTTCTCCGTTTTTGCTCTTGAATTTGCGGTCAACGGCCAGCGTGAATGATCCTGCCGCCGTGCCACTTTGCGTGTAACGCAAGTCAACATCTCTTGTCATCCGGCCTGTTAGTGAGACACTGTTTAGCAATATGCTTCCCTCCTAATTCTTTTCGCCCAATGCTCGTAGCTTTTGCAATTGCTCAGCCAATTCGGCTCTGTCTTCTGCAGACACTTTTTTGTGTTCTGGTTTGTAACCTGGTTTAGCCCAATCAGGCAATTTCTCATTCCGAACTGGCTTTCCGTAACGGCGCTGAGGCTGATTCGTTTTGCGTTCATTGTCGTTTGCATCGACAGCAGCAACCGTGAGAAGACGCTTGCTTTCCCAGTTTTTCAAGATGCCGTTGACGTACTTGTAGTTTCTGACATTGCTTTCAACCGCAGTCCGCAGCGCATTTAGGACCAGCTTCTCAGGTTCAGGTGATCCTGCTTTTCGCATGTCATCAACCCAATCAACAAGGCTTTCTCTGGTGAACGGTGATAGTTGTCCAAACCCGTTTCCTTCCCAGAAATTGCAAATATCAAGAATTGATGATGACGACGATGACGGTTCTTCAGCAGGCCTCTCTGCTGCCTTTACTGGAGCAGTAGTCTGTTGTCGTTTAGTTTTGTCTAGTTTAGTCTCGTCTTGTTTAGTGTATGTGCTACTGTGTTGCCTACTAGGTTGTAAACTACCTTGTAAACTGTGTTGCCTACTAGGTTGCCTACTGTGTTGCCTACTATTTGACATACTGTCATCATCTTGACTACTAGGTTGCCTACTATCTGACGTACTAAGTTTTCGTGAAATATCGATGACTGAGTAGGTCGTTGCCTTAACACCGTTAGTTTGAAAATCTATCAGCCCTGACTGCTTTAGCGCGTTACGGGATTTGACGATGCCCTGACGGCTTAAACCAGTCAACGTTTCAAGTGTTCGATTCGGCATATTGAATTCGCTTGGCCAGCCTAGCTGGTTACATTGGTAAACCAGCCCATGCCATAGTGCTATCTGTCCTGTGCTTAGCGGATTAACGCTTTGCTGAATGTAGAACTCTCGAATTAGCTTGAATAAATCCATGCGGTGAGTCACCTCCTACTCGACCAGATCGTAGAGACTGATGATCTGAGTTAGATGCTTAGTTGCCCGGCAATACTCACAGTGCTCACACCGTTTTGGTTCTTCTTCGCCGTTCTTAACGGCTTCAATGCGTGGCTGTAGCTCCTTAACTCGTTCCAACCAATAGTCCAGCAAATCTTGCGGTATTGAGACCGCCGCTTTATCTGGCGGATCCTGCTTTGATACTGCGATGATGACAGGCACGGCTTGAACGCCATATTGCTGTCGAATTAGCTCCTGATACACGGCCATTTGCAGTGGGTAGTTGTAAGCCTCAATGAAAGAACCATAGCGACGTTCTTCTGGTAGATAAAAACGCTTGTTGATGTCCATGGTGGTTTTCAAGTCAGCGAAGTATTTATGGTTATCCGCTAAGCAGTCAAGCTTGCCTTTCCAAGCCACCCCACCGATCTCGCCTTTGACAATGACTTCTTTTTTTCCTTGATAGAACTCTTTGAACATAGGATCTGTTCGCAAAGTTCTAATCATGTTGTCAGCAACTTGATATTCTCTTTTGATCTGTCCTTTTGTTGCACCGCGAGTTGAAATAATCTCTGGATGTTCCTGCTTGAACTTGTTGTGCGCATAGCGGCTTTGGAAGTAGCTGTGAAGATAGTTGCCGACCAACAAGGCTGTTGGGTCTCGCTTTGGCTTCCACTCGCCCTTCAATTCCGCCAAAGCTTCAGCCTCGCAGGCCATGAACTTCTTGAACCAAGTCGGTGACTGATACTGCCAATCCATACGATTCGTGTAATAGTTCCTACTTGTTAGCTTGATTCTGGAAGAGGTTCGAAACTTCTTTGTCGGTAACTGGCCGATGTTCAGCTCGGTCTGCTTGACTGGTTTCTTTTGGCTTGGCTTCCTTGGCTTCTTTGGTATTTGCAGCATGTTTCGGCTCCTCCTTCGGCTTGCTATCAATCAGATCATCAAAGTTTGGTGTCACGTCCTTAGGTTCCGCGTTGTCGTACTCATCGGCAGTGGTTTCATTGACCGCTCCCAGCAAAAGGTCGTTGTCAGAACTGGAGTTGATGAAGAACTTGGCAGCCCGGTTGAGCACCGTTCGCTTAGCCATTTCCTCGGGGAACTCTTGCTGAACCTTTTTGGTTTTGGCATGACTCCAACTTTGATCAATCTGCTTCCTGGTCATGATGGTGAAGTTTTCAACACCGTTGTTGTCAACAATGACAGCAAATGCTGCGGCAATAGCGTTGTCTTGGTTCTCAATGCGTGGCTCAAAGACTTTTACCACAGTGCGCCCCTTATCGGATCCAATCTGGAACTTGTCGCCTTCACGAACAACCTCAGCCCAAACATCCTGCACATTATCCAAACGCTTCAGGATCGCCAGGCTACCAAAGTATGAGCGCATCAACGTCAGGTCTTTACCGTAAGGAATGAAGTAAACCTGATTCTTAGCTGGGCTGAGACCCTGAATCACCATATTCAGCAATGCTTTAGCTTGCGATTGCGGGGTAGTTTTATCTAACAGTGATGGCCCTTTGCTGTTATCTGATAGCGTGAGCCAAGCCGAATTCAGCGCATTGCTAGGGCTATAGTTCGCCGGAAGTTTCAAGCCTTCATGCTTCTGCATCTCTGCGATGCGGTTGTTGACACTTGCTACAATTTCATTTGCCATTTCAATTCCTCCTAGTAGTCGGCGGCAATTGCTACACCGCCAAGTTCGTTCAATATATATTCGCGGATTTCATCTGGATCATCTTTGATCGTGTCACCTTCAGGCCCGATATTCGTGATAACTGCTTCGCCTGAATAAATGGGATCACCCTTCCAATCAAGCCTTACAATCGTGGTAGCCATTTCACTTTGCCGCCTTTCGTGATAAACTTGGGCTATAAATTAATTTGCTTTGCTTTTCATTTCCCGTGGTTGCCGCCATGGGATTTTTTTGTGCGCATTTATTGAGCATGATCAAGCTAAGTCGAAACATCCAATCCCAGCCACGATCTGCATGTCCTTTGTAAATGAGGTTCTCGACCTGATCGTGCACGTCTTGCCAA